GTAAGAACTTTTATAGTAGATAAACAAATTCAAGCAGACGATTGGGAGATGATTGACAATACTCTAGAGTTAATAGCTGAAACTGTATTAGTTCAAAGAGAACAACCAGAACTTATACCATTATTGTATAAGTCAATGAAATTAAAGGAGGAAATTAAATGAGTAAAGGTATTAAACTTGCAGTAGTAGGATTTGAAAGATCAGGTAAAACTAGACTTATTAGTCATATTAATGACGTATTAGTTGTAAGTACAGATAATAAAGCATTTACAGGTAAAGTACCACATTATAGATATAGTGAGTATAATGGGATGGATGATTTTATCAGTACACTTGAAGAAAAAGTAGCAGCATATGAAGCTAAGATAGGTAAACCTCCTAAAACTATTGTAATCGACTCTATTACACACTTAACTAATAATATGGAAAAGTATTGTAATGAGAAGTTTAGAGGTTTTGATGTTTATAAGAATCTAGGTAAAGATATCCTAGAATTGAATGCTTTCTTAGAGAGTATTGCAGAATCAGGTATCAATGTAGTATTTACAGCTCATACTCAATATGATGCAGATACTATGACTTATAAAATACACAGTTCAGGTTCATTTGGTAAAAACGGTAGTTGGCTGTCAGTAGTAGATGAAGCAGTTTATATAGAACTTAAAGGTTCTAAAAGAATTGTACATTTTAAAACAGCTAAGTTCCCTTGTAGAACATTACATGATGAATTACCAGACCATATTGAGATTGATAAATTTGATATAAATGAGCATATCTCATTGTTAGAAAAGTCTAATGAAGAAGCAGAAGAATGGAGTTTATAATATAAACTTATAGGACCTGAATAAGTCCTTATAAACTGTTCAGCTATATTTATAAATAAAGTAAAAAGGAATTCGACATGGCATTTTTTAAAGCAAAAAGAACAGAAGAAGCAGTAAAAGACAGAGCAGAAAGTAAAGTAATTAACAAATCAGGTATTTATGATATTAACATTTTAGCAGCATTTTTAAATGGAGATCCTAAAGGTTCAATGGTAGTAGATTTCTATATTGATTATGAAGGTAAAAAACAAGTATTATACGGTAACTTAAGATTAACAAATAGAGATGGTAGTGAAAACTTTGCAGCTAAATACTTTAACCAATTATTAGTAATAGCAGATATTGAAGAAGTTGAAGACTCTGTTGATGGTGAATTACCTATAGGTAAAGAAGGTGCATTAAAAGATGTAGCATTATTAGAAGACTTATCAGATATCGAATGTAAAGTAAAAATTATTATGGAATACGGTATCTATCAAGGTTCAATTACTGAGAAGAAAGTAATTAGAGGTTTCTATAATACTGATGGATTTACAGCAGAAGAGATTCTTAAAGGTGTAGAAAAACCAGAACAAATTGAAAAAGATAAAAATTATGTAAAAGATGTTTATAAAGACGGTTTAACTAAAGAAGTAGTAGAAGCATGGATTGCTAATGGTAGAAAGAAAGGTGATATCCCTGGTGGAGCATCTAAAGCAGAAAAGACTAAACCTTCATTTGGTGCTAAAAAGTTTGGAGCTAAATAATGACTACTAGTAAAGAATTAACAAGATTAGAAGATTATTCTTCTATCTTACAGGAACAATTAGAAGAAGTTAATAAACTTATTAGACTACTTAAAAAGAATAAGTACAATAAAGCAATGTCTAGAAGAGTTAGATTTAGAACTTTTAACATGCAAAAAGATAGCGTAAACTTTAGAAAACATCTTAGAGTTATTGAAAGTAAGTTTAAATGTGTAGATAAAAGAGCTAATAACAAAATTACCATTAGGCCTAAAAGGGAACAGAAAAATGGTAAGTCTAACTAAAGACCTTATAGTTTATCCTATCTCTAGGACTACTCGTACAGAGTTAAATCTCTTACGAGATAGTTTAAACATAAGTAGATTGGAAGAATTAAATAAATGGTCAGATATACCAGATAAATATAGTTTTATAGCAGTTTACCATCAAGCTACTATTAAAGAATTAGAAGAAAATATAAAAAGTTTAGATACAATTATAGACCTATTACCAGAAGGATATGATAATGAGGATAACAATTAACCGTAGGTTTATCTATGAATGGTTAGGAGTGCTCACAGGTATAACGGCTTCTTTTATGTTAGCTAGTGGTATTACTAATGCTATACCATTTATTATTTATACTATTAGTTGTACCTCTTTTATACTATATGGGATCGATATAAAAAGTAAAGGATTAATAGTATTAAATAGTATTTGGTTATTGATAAATATATACGGAATTACAATAAGGATTTAAAAGAATGAAAGTAGTAAAAAGAGACGGTTCAATAGAGAAACTAAATATACGTAAGATTTCAGACTCTATTAGTTGGGCATGTGAAGGTCTTGATGTTAGTCCATCCGATATAGAGGTTAATCTAAAATTGCATTTATTTGATGGTATTAAAACAGAAGATATACATCAAAAGGTAATTAAAACAATAGTTGATATGGTTTCAGCTAGAACCCCAGATTACGATAAAGTTGCTGCAAGGTTGTTAATGTCTGACATATATAAGAATGTGTATAAAGGACATGAACCTATAAGGTTTTTAGATGTTTTAAGTAAGTTTACATATTATAAATATTATAAAAAATCATTAATGGTTGATTATTCAATAGAAGAAATACTTATGTTAGAAAAAGCAATTGAATACGAAAATAATTTTAATTTTAGTTATATTGGTCTTAAGTACTTAAAAGATAAGTATATGATTAAAGGTGTAATAGAAGACCCTCAAGTCATGTTTATGACTATTGCTATGGATATGTTTTTAGATATAAAACCTAAAACATTAAGATTACAGTATGTAATTGAAATGTATAAAGCATTAAGCAACTTTAAAGTATCTTTACCTACTCCTATGATGAAAGCTTTAAGAACTACTAATACTAATTATGCAAGTTGTGTAGCTTTAAATATAGGAGATAGTATATCTAGTTGGACTACAGGATTTAAAGCTGTTGTAAAACATACAGTAGCTAATGCAGGTATAGGTGTAGATGTGTCTAGCATTTCAAGTATAGGAGATAAAGTTAAAAAAGGACAAATTACACACGGAGGTAAAATTCCGTTGTTAAAAGCATTAGATGCTTTAATTCAAACTTCTACTCAAAACGGAAGAAGAGGACAAGCAGTAGCGTATATAAATTTCTTTGATCCAGAGATAGAGAGTATTTTAGCTTTAAAATCTCCTAGAACAGATGTAGCTAAAAGGATTAACGATCTTAAATATGCTATTAAGTTTAATCAATTATTCTATGATAGAGTTTTAGAAGATGGGTATATTACTTTGTTGAGTGTAAGAAAGTACCCTGAATTACAGAAAGCTTTTGATAGTAATGATTATGGAAAGTTTAAAAGAGTTTATGAGGGTATTGAAGCTAGTACTCAAGAAGAACATAGAACAATTAAAGCATTAGATTTACTTACAATGTTTCTAACTGAAAGGTTTGAGAATGGAGTATATTATGTATTTAATGTAGATGAAGCTAATAAGAGAACTCCTTATACAGAACCTATTACTCAATCTAATATCTGTATGGAATTTATTAGTCCTACTAAACCTATTACGGAAATTAGTGAGGAATCAAAAGAGCCTAATGTAGGTATTTGTATATTAGCTAATATCAATCAAGCTAATGTGGATATCACTGAGTTACCTTCAATAACTAGGCTTTTAGTTTATGGATTAAATGAGATTATGCATAGACAAGAACAACCTACTGCAGGAGGACAAGCTTTTGTAGATGCTTATGCTTCATTAGGTATTGGTTTTGCTAATCATGCTTATTGGGTAGCTAAACATGGATGGAAATACGGAGATAAAGAAGCATTAGAAACTTTAGATGAATGGATGGAATATTTCCAGTATGGTTTAGTAAATGCTTCTATTGAGTATGCTAAGGAGTTTGATAAGTCTTGTAAATTGGCTAACAAAACTAAGATAATTAGTGAAGGTAAAGTACCTTACCCTATTGAAAGATCAAGACTACCTTGGGATAAGCTTATAACTAAAGCTAAAAAGTTTGGTATAGCTAATGCTGCTTTATCAATGATACCTCCTAGTGAAACTAGTAGTGTAATATCTAATAGTACTAGTGGTATAGAGCCTATTAGAGACATCGTTACTGTAAAAGGTAGTAAGAAAGATCCTATTGTCCAATTTGCTCCAGAAGGGCTTAGATTAGCAGATAAGTATGATTACGCGTTTAGTAGAAAAGATATAACTAGAGATTTTCTAAAACATGTTGCAGTCGTACAAGATTGGATTGATCAAGGAATTAGTGCTAATACCTTTTATAATCCTGAGCTATATGAAGACGGTAAAGTACCAATTGTAGACTTGATGGAAGATATGTTTTTAGCTAAAAGGTTAGGTATTAAAACTTTGTATTATAATAATACTTATGTAAAAGACAACATGACAGAACAGGTTAGTTGTTCTAGTGGAGGATGTGAAGTATGATATTTGATAATAACATAATAGATTTTACTAAAGAACCTTTGTTCTTTGGTAAAGGTAGGAATATAGTTAGACTTGATCTAGCTATCGAACAATGGATTTTAAAGACAACAGATAGAGCTTTAGGACTTACTTGGTTTAAACATGACTTTAGTTATACACAAGATGCTGTAGATTATTATACTATGGAATCAGAATTACAAGAACTATTTGTTAAAAACCTTAAATTTCAAACCCTGTTAGACTCAGTAGCAGAAAGAAGTGTTAGTGAAGTATTTAAACCTATTACAACTAACCCTCAACTAGAGAGTTGGTGGGCAGTACATGCTTTTCAAGAAGATATCCATACTCAATCATATGCAGAGATTATTAAAGCATTGCCTTTAAATTCAACTAATGAATTTGATGATATTATGGTTAATGAAAACATACTTAAAAGAGGTAGATTGCTTACTGATATGTTTAATGAAATTTATGAGTATAATGCAAAAAGAGTATTAGTAGGTCATGTAGAATATAATGAAGAATACCATAAAATGTTATTAGTTAAAGCATTATATACCTTAAACATATTAGAAGGTGGAATGTTTCAATCATCATTCGTAACTACTTATGCATTCAGTGAAAACGGTATGATGGAGTCTTCAGCTAAAACTATAGGTAAGATCCATATGGATGAGTCTAACCATTTAGCTATGACGGTTTACTTGCTTAATAGACTTAGAAAAGACCCTGAGTATATTCAAATATTTAAAGATTTAGAACCTTGGGTTTATAAAGCTTATAGTTTAGCTAGAGAATTAGATTATATGTGGGTTGATTACCTATTCCCTAAAGATAAGATAATTAATTTACTAGGTTTAAATGATAAGATACTAAAAAAGTATATTGATTACAATATGTATAAACTAATGGGTTCTTTAGGTTTAAACCCTTTAACTGATAAGATAAACAATCCTTGTACTTGGGTTAGTAAATATGTAAATACATCTAATTTGCAAGTAGCTTTAAATGAGTCTGATGGTGTAAACTATTTATTAGGTAAACTTAATAAAGATATTCCTAAGGATTTTAAAGAAAGGTTGAAGTATGGAAGATAGTATATATGTAGTAGCCTTATCAGGATTAGGGGAAGTAAGATTGTATAAAACAGAAACTAAGTATTTAGATGCTCTGTTAGAAGAGCTAGAGTGTAATGGTTTAGTGTTTATGGTAATCGATAAAGAAAAGTATATTAAAGATGATATGCTATGTTTAAATGTATACGAAGTATACGAAGGAGAAGATAATGAATAAGACTACAGAAAAGTTATTAGAAGAGAGAGGAAAAAGATACGGCTCTTTCTCTTCATTTGCAGAAATAAGTCAAAGTATTAAAAATAAAGTATATACAGATTTAAAGTTAGATAAAGAAAGAAGAGAAGCTAATATGGTTATTATGGAAGGATTAGATATGATTATCCATAAACTAGCTAGAATTTTAAATGGAGATCCTTATTATTTAGACTCATGGAGAGATTTATCAGCATATGCTAAATTAGTTTGTGATGAGTTAGAAAAGACTGAAAATGTAACTGATGTTAAGACAATTCAAGTTATAAGAAAAAACGGAGAATGGGTTGAAGGTAACAGTAATGAGAATTTACGCGATAGTTAGAACAGCTAAAATATTAGATATCACTATTATGTTTGTAGGGTCTTATAATGATTGTATAGATTATTTAGAATTACTTAATAAAGATGAGAAATATGATCCTTATAATGAATATGAACATAAAATAGAAGAAGTTAAAAGGTATAAAATAACTATAGAAAGAACATAATGTAGATAGGTTAATTGAACAGTAATTTATTCTACTTAAAATTAAAGGATATAAGATGAAAAGTAAAAAACTATATAAAGTATACAGTATTAAAGATATTCCAAAGATTTGGAAACTTGCTGAAAAAGAACACGATAGTTCAAACTTAATTGGAGTTAGTCATTGTAGTAGTAAAAGTTTAGTAGATTATACAATTTGGTTAGGAGATGTAAATAACTTTATTAAAGATAAAAATTATATAAAGTACCAATTTAGTATAAACGATAATTTATCTAATAATATCGCTAATGCTTATAAAGAGTTAGTTAAAAACTTTAAAGTTAGTACAATTATTGAAAATTCACAAAATAATAAACATCTTAATGTTTATTATATAATTAAAGGAGAATAAAGTGTTAAAAGAACATAAGAAAGAAATACAAAGATGGCTAAAAAATCCAAATGAACCCAAACTATGGGTTAAGTGTAAATTTAATAATAATAATAAATGGTTTAAAATAGGGTTTGAAGATTGTAGCTGGAGTGAAAATTGTCATTATATAGTAAACGATAAGCATGCTAAATTAAGGAAATTGCAAATTGATAAACCTTCTACAGTGTTTGAATACTATAATAAATATTTAAAAAAATGGTTGGTAACTGCACATTGTTTATGGACTCCTGGTATTAAATATAGAGTTAAGTCAGAGTTTAGTTATCCTATTTTCAAAGTTGCTAATAAAGGAACAAGTAAAGAGGTTATAGTTAAATTTACAGGACCTAAACAAGGAATAGTAGTATTTAAAATGTCAGACTCACCTTATTATATAGGTTATGAGTCTGAAGAGTGGTTTGAACATACTAACGATTATTGGCAAGATGTAGCTTACAATCCAGTAAGAGGGTTACATGATAAACAGTTAATTATATGCTGGAATGGACCAGAAACGGATAAAGTTATTCGATTTTATGATGCGAAAAATGATTGTACATTTACTACAAAAGGTTGTAGAAAAGGAACTTCATACACTAATTATCTGTCTTACCCACTTCCAGACGATAAGTTTCTTATAGAAACATATAGAGAATTAGAAGATTGACTAAATGTTAAGTATTGAGTTTAAAAAGTAAAAAGTAAAAAGGATTACAAAATGGATGAATTAAAAGAGTATAGGTCTATTAAAGTAGTAAAAGCAAAACCAATGAAATATCATGAGGCAGGTCATTGGGGATATGTTAGAGATTATGATGTAGGGAAAGACGAACAAGAAGGGTATTATGTTGAATACGAAGATGGTTATAAAAGTTGGAGTCCAAAAGAGGCTTTTGAGAAAGGCTATGTGGAAATAGAGAAAGAATCAAAAACATATGGAAATAGTTGTATCAAGAAGAATTATAAAGGTTTAATATGAGGATAAAACAGTACTTAAGAGACGGAAAAATACACACAGGGTTAGAAGTAACAAGATTAGATTTAGATAATCTACTAAAGAAATATGACTTTATTAGTGTTTCAAAAGCAGATAAGCCTGCTATCGCGGAAGCATTATCAGGAGATGTTGTTGGTGTAATTATGGGAAATATAAATAGTATAGACGAGATACATAATGATGAAAAACCTATTGCAGAGAATCCAGATTGTTGGTTTGTTAGCAACAGAGCAATGAAACCATACAAATCATTAGATGGAGACTTTAGTATTGGTGAAGCAAAAGAATTATTGAAATTAGGTTACAGAGTGAGACATAAGCTCTGGAAAGATAGTTTTTTAATTTATGTGCCAGGAAGTAAATTTAAGGTAAACAGACCGCCTTTAT